GCCGCGCGACTGATCCGTGGCGTAGCCGCTCGCGACATACTGGGGATCGATGAAGCTGCCGGGCGTGAGGATCACCACCTCCTGCTCCGCTTGTCGCTGCGACACGTCGGTAACGAGGCCGTTCAACTCGATGATGGTGGCGACCTGCTCGGCAAGCATCGTGGCCTGCTCTTCCAGCTGGCGCAGCGCCTCGTCCTGCCGCTCGTCGTTGCGGCGGATGTTGTTGAGCGCGTTGTTGAACAGCTGAATGAAGAAGGGGCTCGCTGTGCCGTCATCGTTGGCGATGCGATTGCCCGCGCTTAGCAGCGTTAGGATCAGCTTGGTGAGACCGGCCATTACCTCCACGCCTCCCCGATGCGAGCCTGGCTGAGGCGCACCACACAGGGGTCGGTAATTTCGACCTCGAACGTGCGACGCGGCGAGCGTGCCGCGCCGATGCGGTACAGGCTGAGGCTGTCGTCACCCGCGCGCGAGGCCGGCACGCTGATCCACTCCTGCGCGCTCAGCTGCTCGTCGGCATCCGCCCACCGGACGCGCCACTCGCAGGGCGCGGAGCAACCTACGTCGAGCACGAGGTTGTCGACGCGCTTGGGACCGCCCTTGAGCGCGACGGTGGCGCTCGCCCGGCGGATGATCGGCGTTCCCGCATCCGTCGCGTTGTCGCTGATCCGCCAGATAGCGCCCGTGACGCTGTCTCCGCAGAGCCAGCCCGCCGACGTCTGACATCCCACGCGGGGCCGCCAATAGTCGTAGCCTTGGCTGCCAAACTCGCTCCACGTCTTCGTCTGCAGATCGTAGGCGAAGGTGCCCTGGCCGGGGATGGTCAGCACGTAGAACAGGTGCCCATCGTGCGAGAACGTCCAAGCGCCAGGGGCGCCGGAGCGCAGCTTCAATCGCTCATCGATCCCGTTGGTGCTGATTCTGCCGGGCGTGTCGCCGGCTCGATAGACCTTGCCGTCCTCGCCCACCCAGATGACGCTGTTGTCGATGTTGACGATCGTGTCTCGGTGAACCGCGCCCCGGCTGTAATTCTGACCCGTGGTGGGTTGAAACGGCAGGTCGGCGTTGCCGGTTGGCTGCCACACCTCCGTCGTCGTGTTGCCAAAGAAGAAGAGGTTGCCGCTGAGCGTCGCCACGCCGACCAAGCCGTCCGGTGACGCCTCCGCGTTGGCAAAATGGAGGCCGTCAACCTCGTCCTCACCAGGCACGAGCCAGAAGATCGTGCCGTCTTCGCAGGCGACGACGAAGTAGCTGTTGAGCATGACGACGGCGACCGCCTTGGGCGTCGGACCCTCGAAATTGGGGATGGTGACCTGACGGAACGTGGACGAGGTGCCCGCCTTGCTCGCGCCGTAGAGGTAGAAGTGGGGATAGCTGACGATGGCCAGTCGGTCGAAGTTCGCCGCGATCGACACGCGACCTGTCGATCCTACGAGATCGCCCAGCTTGCGCGATCCGCCCGACGTGACGCTGTAGAGCTTGTTGCCCGCCACGGCGTAGCAGTCCGCGAACGCGGTGTTACGGGGCGCGTAGAGGGCCTGGACGGGACCGGGCAATGTGGCGAACGCCGAGAGGCCGGGACGCTGTAGCAGCATCCGCTGGGGCTCACGTGCGCGCGGATCGCCGGGCACGCTCCCGCTGTCGTCCTCCTCAACGATCCAGTTGAGCAGGGTGGTTTCGGGGGTCGATGCGCGGACGCGCTCGTAGGCTTCGCGGGCGAATGGAACAGTAGACACGACCTACTTAGCGTGTCTTGTCAGTCACACCCCGTAGCGCTCAAGCTGGTTAACCTCACCTTTACTCTGATTGCGATGGAACGAACGTCACAGCCATCACTTTCTACGCGATGTCTTCTGTAACGAACACTCCGCTCGTCCTTATGCGTATGGCCCTGGCGCTGCTCGAAGAGCGATCCGCCGGCGTCTCGATCTGTCACCTCCAGACGGCCATTGAAGCCTATCTCGCGGAGGAGGAGAGCGAGCCGCCGTTGGCACTCGTCGCCTAACCGCTTGCGGCTCAAGCGGTCGTCATCGCGCTCGTCAGGAGGAAGCTGGTCTGAGCCGTCAGGCCGTTGACGTAGCGGGCGCGATAAAACGGGGCGCTGATGCGGAGTGTGATGCTGTCGCTGCCAGCCATGCTCAAGCCCAGCTTGGCACTCTGCCGCCACGTCACGCCATCGAGGCTCTTGTCCACGAACAGCACGCCGCCCTGGTCTGTGAACACCTCTGCGACGAAGAAGTTGAAGCGCGACCCCACGGCACCCGGCCGGCCGCCCGTGTCCCTAGCAACGCCGACGGCGTTCCCGCCGGCCGCGAGCGCGACATCGCTCTCCGTCCAGAATACCGCACCGGCGACCATGATGCCGCTGGCGTCGCCGGCTAGCGCGACAGGAAGGGGATTGTTGGCCGTGATCGATCGCCCGCCCGCGTCGGTGAGAAAGCGGGGAACCGTCGGTGTGTTGGTCGTGACGATCATGCTTAGAAGTGCGTGGTAAAGAGAGGAGGCTTGCTCTGCCCGAACCCATGAACCAGCGCGGCATCGAAACGCTCTGCGTCGCGTACCGTGGTGGGGCTGAGAGCCGCCTGGTAGTGGTCCGCCATAGCGACGGCCAAGCGAGCAGCTAGCCCGTTCGCATTGCCGCTGAGAGGCGCGGCGCATGTCCGCGTTTCGAGCAGCACGCCGTCATGCGTCCTGTACTCGGTGCGATCGTCCAGATTGAGGTCGCTGACGATCATCCACTTGTTCGCGTAACCGTCGTAGACTGCCTCCTGCGTGTTGCCGCTGGCCGCATCGTTGATGACCACGAACGCTCCGTTGCGCGGAGGTCGTTTGCCACAGAGCGCGGATGCCAGCCCGTAGTCGGCTTCGCCGCAGCTTAGATGCGGCAGACCGTAGGTAACCGCCACGGTCTCGGGCAGCGTGATGTCGCCGGTCGCGTCGGCGAGCCGCAGGATGCGGTCATTCTCGCGTGCGACGTAATCCTCGGTAACGAGCACGTCCCGCGCACGTCCAAGCGCGCCCGTGTCGATAAGTGCCCGATAGAGGCTCTGGAGCGTGGTCAGGCCGAGCGCGAGGTCTTCGGCGCGGGGCTTCTTGTGCCCGCCCGCGACACCCAGCTTGCTGAGCGCCAGAGTGATGATGTGATTACAAGATGCCATCACTAATTTATCAGTCATGGCGAAGGGAGCCGGTTGCCCGACCCCCTTCTTTTGCCGCTAGAGCAGTGCTCTTATGCGTCGTCCTGCGACGTGTGGAACACGCTGACCATGCCGACCTGCGTGAGGGCGACCGAACCCTTGGCCTGGCCACGGATTTCCGTGACGCCGATGCCGCCGGTCATCTCGTAGTCGTCTTCCTTGCGGAAGCTGGTCTTGATCTTCTGGCTCCAACCGATGTTGACCGCCTGAACACCGCAGAGGTGCGCGTAGCCGACGCCGGTGGCGACGGTGGGCAGCTCAGGGCACTCAACGATCATGACACCGTCGTAGTACAGCACGTTCGTACCCGAGAAGATGGGGTTCTTCTCGATGTCCGTCTCGCGAGGACGTGCGTCCTTGTTGGCGGCGTAGACCAGCTGATCCTTCTTGAGGTCGCGGTAGCCGTTGGCGTCCACGAACATCACGAACCACTCCGAACCGTTCTTCGTCTGGTAGGGGTTGATCGCGAAGGTGTTGCTGGTCTCGGTCTTGCGCGCCTTGGCACGTGCCAGGCTCACGACTGCGCCGCTCAGCTTGTTGGCGTTCAGCTTGGTCGTGTCGCCGTTGATGTTGGCGATCGAGGTAGCGTGGACGCCGGTGTTGTTGCTGTTCAGAGCGCCGTAGAGCACGCGATCCGAGTTAGCTGCCAACCATGCGTTCTGCTGTGCGGGCGACGCGGAGCCGTAGGCCACGTAGTCGTCTGCGGGCAGAGTGCCAGTGCCATTGCCGGGGACGGGAACGCTCTGGAGCGCGGTAACGATGTCCGTGCGGAGAGCCTTGGCAAGGCGGTTCGTGACGGCCGTCTTTGCCTCGGCTGCCAGGTCCAGCTGGACCTTGAACTTGTCGGTCAGCTTGACCGTCTCGGAGGTACGGACGACGTCGGTGTAGACGCGCATGTTGTAGATCGTCTGCGCGTCCTCGTTGCCCACCATCACGGCGTCACCGCGGAACACGTTGCCGCGCAGCTGGCTGATAACGGGCATGTTGATGACCGAACCGGCGCTGCCGTTCAGTTCATTCTTCATGTTGATGATGCCGCCCTTGGAGCTCATGTAGGGCTCGAACGAGGAGCGGCGGATGTACTCGTGAAGAACTTCAGTGCTGTAAACGTGAACGTCCTGCTGCGAGGACTTGATTAGGTTGGCCATGTTTGGCTCTCCTTTTACCTATCGAAGCGTGAGAAAACGTCCTCATCGTCTCGTGCCGTCACCTTGGCAGTCCGATTGGCTGCCGGGATGTTGCTGATCGATGCGGGTAGCTTCTTCTCCGCAATGGGTTGTGGTCGCGCGATCACCACGGGTGCGGTGACCGGCTGCTGGAGCAATCCAAGTTCTGCGGCGCGCCTACGCACGAATGCGTCAGGGTCGCGGGCGAAGTCCTCGGCTGCCGTCGCGGCGTTGTGCTGCTGGATGATCCAAGAGACGGGATCGGCTTGCTGCTCGACCATGGCATTGAAGCGGTTGTTCGTAGCGGATTCCCGCTGCGCCCAATCAATGGCCGTGGTGACCAACTCGCGATCGTTCGTCTTGAGAGCCTGCGCGTGTGATGCGATTAGGCGCTCGTTGAACACGGCATCGGCTACGCGGTCTTCCACGTAACGAGCGATGTTCTCGGGATCATCATACGGATCGAACGTCGAACCTGCGTTCTGCTGAGGTCGGCTCTGTAGCTGTCGGCGCAGTTCGTCTCGCTCGGCTTCCGCCGCTTCACGTAGACGCTGCTCCTCTTTTCGGCCTTTGCGCTCGGCACGTAGAACATGAAGGGGGATCTCCTTGTGGGACTCCTCCTCGGGTTCTGCGCTGTCGCGCTGCTCTTCCGCCGGGGCCTCGGGCGTTTCCGCCTGACTTGCCTCCTCGTCCTGAGCTTCCGTCTCCTGCTCCGCCGTCTCGGGAGCGTTCTGCTCCTCCGTCTGCTCGGCAATCTCGACTTCTTCGGCTGCTACTTGGTTGTCTTCCTCTTCAAACAGTTCGCTAATATGGTCTGACATACTTCTCCGTGGTTCTTAGGGTGAACCGCTCCACAGCCCTTGCGGGCTTCATGTTGTGCGCCAACACAGCGAGTGGTTTTTGACTTGGGCACTACCCAGAAAGCCAGTTGCGCCCGGCATCGGCGTGTTCTTGGCCGCGTTCATGAGGCGCGGCTTCGAGCATTCGAGGATATTTATGCGAGGGCTTAGATTGGCCCAAGATCGGCGAGCATCGCTTCTTTGATGGCCAGTTCCAGCTGCTCGCTCTGCGCTTCCACGCCATGCTTGTCCGCCAGCGCCTGATCCTTGCCCGCCTGCGCCTGATCTCGGATGATCTTGCTCTGCGTGGCCGCCTCGTTGACGGCCTGTAGCTGCTGAGCCTGCTGAGCCTGCGCCTGCTGCGCCTCCGCCTGCTTGGCTTCTGCGGCCGATCGCAGCTTGCGGTACTTCTCGAGGAGGTATGGTTTCTGCGGGATGTCAGACATCTCCAGCACCATCTCAAACTCCGGTGCCAACAGTCCGATGCCCGTCTTGGCGCTCCACTCCAGCATGTTGCGGGTGGCTTCACCCCTGAGGCTGTCGGCCTCGCGGATGACCTTGAGCGTTACATCCATGTCCATGCGGGCGAGTTCGTTCTCCCGGCCCACCTCGACCATGACGGTCTGCTCAATGGGCTGGCCGGTCTGCGGATCGATGCCCTGCTGCGTCTGAGCCTCGTACTGGATGCGGTTGAGCATCAGCTTCTGCCGCGCGCCCGCGTCGTCGGTGACCAGGATCACCTGCTCGTCCGTCATGTATTGGGCGGCGCAGAACCAGAGCTGCCGGTAGTTGGCCAACTCCCAATGCTCAAAGCGACCGAGCGCCCGGCTCAATTCCGTATAGCCGGCCTGCTGGAGGATCTGGCGCGCGCGACCACTCTCATTGGCACCACCGGCCCGGCCTAACAGTGCCTGGCTGGGGGCCATGCGGTCCAGCATGGTCATCGCCTTGTCGAGCATCATGCCAACGCCCTGAAACACGTCGGTCATCGTCACCCGCTTGTAGCCCTGCGGCATCACGCCGTTGGGATCGAGCGCCTCCTGACGCGCCTTCTCGGCATCTACGGGGTTCGCGTTGCCGCTGGGATCAACCTCTACCTGCGCGCTGTTGAGGATGTGGGTCTGCTTGCTCCAGTTGTTGTTGATGATGTCCTGGAGCGGCCGCATGTCGCGGATCATGCCGTAACGCTGCCCCTCGTCGTCCACCTCGTAGCTGACGGCCTGGATGGGGCAGACGGTCATGCCCTCGTCGTCCAGGTAGGGGCTGTCGCTCCAGTGAAGCAGGCCCGCGTGACAGTAGATGGCCTGCTTCCAGCGGCCCGTCAGGCCGTCCCGATAGTAGACCTCGTTGATCAATACCTGTTTGCGGTCGCGATCCAGCCAGAGCTTGCGGTGGATGGGCTGGCACTCCGCGCCCTCACCGCTGAAATCGCTGCTCGCCATGTCGCCGATGCGCTTGCTGGCGTCGGGGAACATGCGCTTGGCGATGTCCTCGTCCACCCACCGGGCCTTGCCCTTGTACTTGGCGTCCGCGAAGTCGTGGCGCAGGCTTAGGGGGTCGTAGAAGAACTCCCGCCAGGGCAGGTGCTTGGCCATGGGGCGCGGGGTGTCGCCGTCCTCCAACTCCACCGTGCTGGCCATGGTGCCGTAGACGAGGAAGTCGTGGGAGGCGTCCCGCTTGACCGCGCTGAAATCGCTCTTGTCGCCCAGATAGCGCAGCATCTGCGTGACGACCTGGGCGGCACCCTCGTCGTCATCATTGCGGCCGACGGCCTCGGGGTCAGTCTGGTTGCTGTCAACGAGGCCGAGGATGCCGAGCACCGCGAAGCGCGTGCGGTTCACGTAGGCAGGCGGTTGCTTGCGGCGGGCCAACTCGGCTCTCATGGCCGTGTCCAGCTGTTTGAACCCGTGGTAGTACTCGCTGTCCTTGAGGCTCAGCTGGCGCGCCTCCTCGGTGTTGCGGTGGAACTCCCGGTACATCCTACGAAAGAAATCGAGGTCTGGCGCATCCGCAAAGGGATCGGCCTCAACCTCAAGGGGAGCGATGTCTTCTTCGAACAGCTTCATCCATTAGTTATGCGATGATCCTTGATCTCATCGGCTCGCCCACGTAGGTTAGAGGCATGTTGGGAATTAACGCACCTGCTCCGCAACGGCCCTCCAGCTACCTCTTCATAGACGGAGGCTGCTTATCGGCGGTACAAAATGCTTATTACGACCGATACTTTCCCGGCTTGGAGCCTGTCTTCAGCTGGAGCGAGTTTAAGGGCTTCAATCGCAAGGCCTACTACTACGACGCAATACCCGTTCAGACCGCTAATGAAGACGACAATGCCTATGGCGTTCGCATCGCGCCGAAGCGACAGGAGCTCGCTCGTATCGAAAGGCAACCTGGCTATCATGTGAGAACAGGGGATGCCATACAAAGGCGGCGACGCGGCCTTGAGCAGAAGATGGTAGATGTACAGCTTGCCGTTGACTGCCTGTCAATGGCCAGTAGGGGACTGTTCGAGAAGGTAACGCTGGTCATGGGCGATCTCGACTTTCGCCCTCTAGTCAGTGCCTTAGTTGAGATGGGTCTGGATGTGACGGTCTTGTACCCCCGGGGCGAGGCTTCAGAGTTTTTTCTCTCTGCGGCTGATCGGGCCGATCCAATCGTGCCACGCATGATGGAGGGGTGGATAGACCGAGAGTGGCTTAGCCATCACCCACTTCCTACCGCGCAGTACAACTTCAAGAACAACTCTCATAATGCGCCTGGAGCTTTGCGGTCTTGGAACGATGACCTGCATGGGCACTGCGCTGTGTTCATGATTGATGGTGGGCAAAAGGTAAAGCTATTCAGCGAGACAAGTCCTCTAAACTCAAACACGCATCAACTTGAGATAGTGGCGACATCGATGGAGCATCTTCGTCTTTACGCCGGAGACTACTTCGACGTGGTCGTACCGGATTAGCTGGCAGAAGGACCTTAATAGCGATTTCAGGGCTGCTTAGCTAAAAACAAAATAGCTGCTGCCGTTTGATGAAGCTGATAGCTGGCGAGGTTTTCATCCGCATTGCTCGTCGCTCCACCAACGCCGTGAGCGCCATCCTTGTTACGTACGGTGCCGGGGCCTTGGAGCATTCTAGTTAGGCCGTTAATCTGCTCGTCCATGTAGCCGGGATACAGCCCGTTATCCTTAGCGGCCTTGAGCAGCGCGGACAGGGTCGATGTGTCGCCCACCTCGGTCCAGCCTTTCTCGCCCGCGATGACTTTTAGAACGCTTTCCAACGCCTTCCCGCAGTCCGTAATACAGTCCGCGTACTCCCCGGCACGGTACTCCTGATGCGCCTTGCGATACTCATCGTTAGCTGCCGGGAAGCGCCCTTGACTGAGTAGAGTGAGCGCTGGAACGACGATCTCACTGTGAGCATGTTGATCAGCAACACGAATGATCTCACCGTCTACGAGTTGAAACCCAAAGCCTGCCTCTCGCATCCTTGCGTTCGCAACTTCTATTTGCCTATCGACCTCGCCGCGCTCCACGGCATTTGCCCTAATAATCTGAAAGTACACCTCCAACGCGTCGAATGATCTGTCTAGATTAGCAAGCGTAAGAAACCACGACGAAAACTCTTCCTCAGGCCCTATACCATAAGCGAGCACTGGTACGCCTAGTTCTCGGCGAACGAAGCCAACTACGGTTTCAGGGATCATCTTTGCCGTATCGTATGGGATCCGGGCGACGCTTCGAGCATCGTCTATGGCATACAGAAGCTGCTGGCGCAGTGTGCTGCTCATTTGGTCATATTGGTAGACATCCACGGATTGACCGGCGGCTTGCCGCTTGCGTCGGCTGTAAGTTGGCAGAAGCGTCATCGGCATTCCGATCGTTGAAACCCTGCGAGACACCCTAAGCGAAAACCAAAATCAGAAAAGTGATTTACCGACGTACCTAGACCCATAGGGGTGGAGGTCGCGGATGCCTGCGTGCGCCCCTTGGAGGGTACACCCCTTGTTTGGGTCACAGAGGGGCGGGATGCGCGAGGGCTACGCGGGCAGCTGGCTTCCGCTCTTGCCCCTCGTTGAGCCCTCTACGGGGCAGGGCAAGCTAGTCTATCCGCGCTAGCAGGTTGCGTACCGTCGCGCGTTCCCACTTGCCGCCGCGTGCCGTCTGGATGCCTCGCTGCGTCAGCTGCTCGGCCAGCGCCTGGAGCGTGGTGTGTCCCTCCTCGCGCAGCTGGACGACGATCGGCCGGAGGTCTGCGGCGAATGCGTCGGCCTTGCTGCCAATGACCCGCAATGCGTCCACATTGCCCCGCTGGGCCCTCCTCAGGGCTTCCGCGCCCCTTGGGTTGCCCAGACGCTGCCCACGTGCTTTTGCCGCTGCTAGGGCGTCTTTGGTGCGCTGGCTGATCATCTTGCGCTCGGCCTGCGCCATCGCGGCCATGATGTGGATGGTCAGCTCGTTTGCCTCCGGCATGTCGGCGCAGAGGAAGCGTTGGCCGCTGTCCTGGAGCGTGGCGAGGAACGCGACGTTGCGGGACAGCCGATCCAGCTTGGCGATGACCAGGGTGGCGCCGGTTACCTTGGCGTGGTGGAGCGCAGCGAGCAGCTGGGGCCGGGTGTCCAGCTTGCCGCTCTCCACCTCCACGTACTCGGCCAGATTGTCTGCTTGTACGCTGTCGAGGTAGCGGGTGACGGCTGCTCGCTGCGCCTCCAACCCTAGTCCGCTCTGGCCCTGCTTGGCCGTGCTCACTCGATAGTAGCTGATCGTCCTCATGCCGCAGCCGTATTGCCGCTGAACGCGCCGCGTCTACCAAAGAGTAAAGGACGGGCTAGGGACTGTTACGCCGTTGTTTACGAGCAACATCGTGCCTGCCAAGCAGACAGAACTGCCTGAATGGGAGGCAGAACGCCCCTGCCGTAGGATTTTGGAGGATGATTGGTCGGTGGGTGTGTCTTATCGCACTATCCGGTCATCTTGGGCGATCCGCCTACATTAGCTGCGCGATTGCTCCACCGATCACCCTGCGTTAGGCTCCCTCAACGCAGGGGGATAGGGCATGACGGAACCTGAGAGCGCGATCGACTTGATGGTCCGCACCGTTGGGTTCAGCTTCCGTCCCCTTGGTGGTCGCGTAAGAGCGATCAGCGCCACGCAAGCGAACCCCGACAGCTTCACCATTGAGTTAAAGTGCGAGCAGTCCGGTGGCTTCTTCGACGGAACGTCTTGCCGCATCGGCAGCGATCGTCATCCCGTCCCGCTATTCAATGAACTCGATGACGAGGAAGCCGAGGACAAACCCGTCGAGGAGGAGGACGGCTGGCGGCTATCCACGATCCCCATCATGGTGACCCTGTACGAGGCGACGCCCGCTTGGTTGGAGGAGAACCGCGAGAAGGTGGGCGGACAGGCTCTCGCGGGTCGCTTTTCCTATCATCCCATCCACGAGGATAGCACCGTCAGCGAGAGGCACCGCCGTCCCCACATAGGTGCCTGGCTGGCCCTTGGTCCCGAAACCATGCGGGCAGTTCGCCGCGCTATGATGGACTTCGAGGTCAATGCGTTCTCGCTCGGCCTCACGGTTCAGTTTCCCAAGCAGGCCATCTTAGAGAACGGCTGGCAGGGGCGCAGCATCGTCTGGGATGGTCAGGGCGATCTTCCCGTCATGGATGGCTCGATCGTCTGGACCAAGGAGGATTGGTCGCCTGACTTCTTCAGTCGCGAGCGTACTTGGAAGCGCGAGGCTGTTGCGGAGGTCAGAGCGGAGCCCGACACTCAGATCGCGGATGTCGTGGCTGCCGTGCGGCGACTTGATGCGCGGACGAGGGCGCTGGTCACGCCGCTCTGGCTGACCGCCTTCCTCGCGTTCTTCGCCCTGCTGCTCTGGAGGAGTTAGGCCGGCGGCGTGGGGCTGCCGTCGTCCCTGTGCCGCTTGATGTCCGTGATCGCCGCCTCGATGGCGTCTATGGCGGAGGGCTTCGCCGGCGCAGCCTTCTTCAATCCATCTAGCAGCTGATCGATGCGCGCCTGTTGAAGCCAGGGCTTGTGGCTGTTGCCGAGATGCCATCCCCCACATGCGTGGCAGAAGTATTCCTCCAGGCCCGCGTTGCCGACCTGACGTTTCGCCTTCCGAGCCTTGTTCTTGTTGCTGTGGCGGACCTTGTTCGTGCGGGGACACCTCATTGAGCACCGCCGTGGGTCAGCTTGTACAGCATCGCCTTGTCCATGCTTTCTTCCTCCGCGATCCTAAAGAGCACGATCTCGAAGTCTCGTTCCTCCTCCGCCTTGCTAGCTGCCTCGCTCAGGCGCTGGTACTCGTCCCATGGCATCAGAGGCGCAGAGGGATCGAGGCTATCGAGGCGCAGGTTATCGCAGAATACCACGAAGTCGTTCAGCGCGGCCTCATACTTGTCTGTGGCGGCGGAGATGCGGTCGTTTAGATCATCTAGTGTCATGTAAGTGTTTATCGCCGCCATAGTAGCGGAGGACTTGAGGGGCGAACTGATGCTCTATGTACCATTCGTAGGTCCAGGACGTTTTCACTGCGCCCCTCCATGCTGTAGCTTCCAGAGCACGGCGGCTGCCGTGCCTTCGCTCCGCGCGATCTCCAGCAACTTGCGCGCCTCGGTTACCCGTTTGATATTTGGATGCGTGAGCAGCGAGGACAATTGGTGCTGCTCCGCAATGCTACAAACCACCGCGAACTCATCGGGTGTCCAGTCGGCCGACGTTGATGGGAGGGCCTTGATCATCCCTACGTGATGATGCTGGCAGACAAGACCGCTGCTGGTATCGCCGTAAAGCACCACACTGTCCCGCCTCCTGAAGCCGGTCCGCGGGTCTTCGAAGATGAACGCGAAGCCAAACTCCCTGCCAAGGTCACTCTCGCGAACGTACAGCCGGATGTCGTCTGTAACCCGCCCGATGGCCGCTCGGTATCGCTCCTCTAGCTGATCGAGCGTCATGCCCTGTCATCCCGGCGGGGACGGCCCGGCTTAGCGAAGGACGGTGGATTACCCATGTCCTCGAAGGACACTCCTTGGGCGAGCCGCTTTGCGAACGTCTCCCTGCGGATGCCAAAGTGTCGACCCCATTGGCTGAGGTTCTTCGTCATCCCGCCAAACGTCACCCGACGTGGCCGACCGGGCTTCCATGCTCCGTCCGTGGGCAGTGCGGCTTCTGCGTTCAGGCGTGCCGCGATGGCTTCTTCCAAGGTCGCGAACGTGCCCAGCCGAGTGGACGTGCCATCGTAATTGATCTGCGCCGAGTACCTGCCGTTGCCGTACTGCCTGATGCCGGCCACACCATGCTTGAAGTAGGAGCCTCGGGTGGACCGAAGCGGACGCTCCTGACCCCGTTGTCCCGTTGTGAGATTGCTCCAGCTAGTGTCCTGCTTGTTCTTATTTTTGGTCATCACGTTGGAGGGCTTGTTGCCCGTCATCCAAAGCCAGATGATGAACGTGTCCCGGTAGATCACGTCGTTGAGGCCCACGTAGCGATAGCTCTGCTTGTTCAGCGTGCCCGCCCGCTTGCCCACTCTACCCGCCTGATTGGTCTTCATGTTTGGCCGCGCGCGCCAGGTCAGCCAACCCGTCACCTCGTCGTAGTCAAAGAGCTTTTTGACCTCTGCCTGTGTGAGCGCCGCGCGCTCCACCTTCTTGCTCATCTGTTCACCAAACACTGCTAACGTCGCGGTATTTAGCGTCAGAAGAACATGCCCCAGTTCTCGCTGCGGCCACCGTTGTCTTCGTAGTTTTGATAGGCGTCGCGCGTCTTCTTCTGCGGTGCGGGAGGAACGATGGCCGCCCATGTCTCATCGATCAGCCGGGGGAGGATGGCGTCGGCGTCAATCTGGTCGTCATGCTTGCCCACGGGAAAGGTCGCGTATTCGGCCAGCGCGTCGTCGCCCGTCGTGCCCTCGGGCAGGTAGACTTTGCCCAGGTTGATCGCCGCCTGATACGGTCGGGCGCGGTCCTGCTTGTTCAGCCCGCCGTGCTTTACCTCCACGATGGGGCAGTGGATGTTGGCGCTTCGCATGGTCGCGCGGAGCATCGAGAGCTGCGCTCCCATGATGTTGTCCTGCTCCGCGAACCACTTGACCGGCTTGTGTCGGTTGATCAGCGCGAGCGCGCCGGTGTCCAGCGCGACCAGCTTGCCCTGCGGGTCCGTGCCAATGCCTAGTGCCTCGCTGAACGGATCGCGGGTGCGATGGCTGGCGAGCAGCCAGAAGTTCTTGTGCTCGTCCACCCCCCAGATGCGGAACACGCTGTAGTCGCCCTGCGCGGTGCCCTTGGCGTGGTCGCTCGTCATGTAGCGGGTCAGCGCGGCCGGGCGGTCGGCGGGCTTGTACCTGTGGATCATGGCTTCATCGAAGAAGCGATTGCCATCCGGCACGGGGTTCTGCTGATACTGGCTGGAGTAGATGTAGGCGTCCTTGCGCCGCTCGGCCGCGCAGTCGTCGGCGTCCCAGAGTGCCGGGAACATGAGTTCGCCGGCCTCCTTGCGCGGGTCGCTCCAGCCGATCTTGCTGACGAAGGTGCGCGGCACGTACTCCATGGGGATGACCAGCTGCTCCCATCGGTCGCCCTCCGTCTCGATGATGTTGCCAACGAGGTCGTCCATGTGGAGCCGCTGCTGGATGACCGTCATGCTGCCCTGGCCGCCCCGCTTCATGCGACTTGGAGCGTTGAGCCAGAACGTGTCGTTGACGTTCTGCCGCATCTGATCCCGCTGCGCGTTGGAGGCGGAGATCGCGTCGTCGATGATGATCCGATGGGCGCGATTGCCGGTCAGGCCCGACATGACGCAGCTCTGCCTGAAGCCGAATTGGTCGTTGGTGAACTTGAGGACGCTGTTGCTGTCCTGCTCCAGCCGGGTGGGGAATAGGCGCTGATACCAAGGGCTCTGGATGAGGCGGCGCGCTCGGCCGTTGTCTCGTCGCGCCAGCGCCTCGTCCATGGCCGTCGCCAGCGTGGTGATGTGCGGCTTCCTCGCCCACTCCCACGCGGTCCACATGACACCCGCGCAGAAGCTCTTTCCGCTGCCCGGCGGCACGCTGATGATCAGGCGTTGAATGTCGCCATTGCTCTGCGCCTGGAGGTGATCGCAGATCGCGTCGATGTGCCAAGCGCCCTCGATAAAGGGATCGCTCTCGATGTGTGGCCATGCGGCCTTGATGAAGTCGCGGAAGCTGCCGCCGTATAGGCTGCGCTCTACGTCGATCCGCTCAAGCTGGAGTTCGCCTAGCTGCGCCAGCTGCGCCGTCGTGAGCGCGTTCACTCACCACCTCGATCCTCGATCAGGTGGCCCTCGATGGCTTCCTGGTTGAGCATCGCGTCCAGCAGGGCGCGCTTAACGTCGTCACCGATCTGGTCGATGTTGACGCTGCGGTGGACGACCTCCGTGTGGCTGCTCGTGCTCGTAATGTCGATCGTCTGCTTGGCCGCACCGTAGGCCCGCGTGAGCACCTTGTCGGCTGCCTTGACGCGATCGGCGTCCTTTGGACTGTTGCGTGCGATGTCCACGAGGATGGCCAGCATCTCCGCTCCATGCTCGCGCGCCTGATCGATGACCGCCGCGCCATACTCGTCGCGGGTCTTCCGCCCGCCCACTGACCGCCGGGGATCAAAGCCCTTCTGGAAGCCACCCTTTTTCTTTTCCTCGTCCATCGTTTAGTTATCGACGGCTGATCTTCTGCTCCTCTTGTGCGGTCAGGCTCAGCTTGGCCCGTACCGCGCTGCCCTTGTCGGTGAAGGTGGCGACGACTGCGTTGAAGGCGAAGTTCACATAGACCATGGCGAGATCGTCGTAGCAGCCGTTCTCCTGCGCCCACTGCCACACCTCATCGTGGAAGGCGTACATGGTGCCAGTATAGTCGAGCCACGACTGACCATCGCGGACGCTGCTCTGTCGATCGAAGTGCCAGATGGCTTTGTAGGTAGGTCGCGGGCTCACGCTCTAGTTATTGGTGACGGCAAAAAGGGGAGGCGGAGCCTCCCCTTGGCAGTTTGTTCAGCGGCTAGCGTCAGCCGGCCTTCTTGTCCGCCTTGGGCTTGGCTGCCCGAGTGGCGCGCATCTTCTCCACGCGAGCAGCGCGACCCGTGTCCAGCGCGGCCAGCGCAGCGTCGTACTTTCCGGCTTCGATCTCCTTGCGGTAGTAGGTGAAGGCGTCCTTGAGGTCCTTGGTCGGTACGGCGACCTCCTTGGTCTTGGCGGGCTTGCCGTCCACGAACACCTCCAACTCCAGCGCCTGGTTGCCCACGCGTACCGAGAACGCGCTGTTGTCGCCGACCACGCGGAAGGTACGCTTGCCCTCCATGGCCTTGTCCGCGAGCAGCGCGACCTGCTTATCGATGTTGTCGAGCGCCACCGCCTTCATCGTGCGACCGGCCTGCGCCTTGCTGAGGGCTGCGATGTTGGCGGCCGGGGCGAGGTTCTTGGGGTCGAAAGCCATGTTGTTATCTCCGATCTAGCAGCGCAGCATCGCCCTGCTCCAATCGTATGTTTTCAGAACAATCTGAGAGCGAGACATCTTTGGTGTTGATTTCACCTTTTTCTGGTGACGCGGTGATCAGTCGCGAGTGAACCGGCGGTAAGAGCAACCTGACCGCCGGTTCACCGTCTTGCGTGTCGGGGTGGCAGACCAATGCGCCCCGACCGCTCTACTTATGCGCGGATGTAGCCCAGCCGGCTGGCCTCGCTGGCGTATTCGCTGAGCGTCTTGTTCGGTGTGAAGTAGATGTCGCGCTCGATGCGGAGACCACCGGGCAGCCGCACGTCCCACACCTCTTCCAGATCGACCAACCCCAACTCGGGGCACTGGAAGCCGAGGTCGCAGAGGCCGAACGCGATCGACGTGCCGGGCTCCAACTCGCTCAGCAGCCACGTCGCCGCCCCGATGGGGTTAAACAGCTTGGCTTGCGGCCGGTGCGCTATCTCGCGCGACGTGCCCCGCACGGGCTCCTGCTCCCGGTACTGCCGTTCCAGCGCCTCGATGTCCTCGACGCGCAGCATATCCTTCCAACTCGACATATCGGCCTCCTTTGTTGCCGACACGGCTAAAAGACGCCGTTGGACCAGGAGAGCAAGCGTAGAAGTAGAAACCAGGTTGATCGCTCTATGTGAACCAGGTTTGTGGTCGATGCGCCAGAAAACAGATGACTGCCCAATCAGGCGATGTCGTTGATCCTCATACCAACTGAGGAGATCGAACGATGGCTTACTTGATGACGATCGATGACATAATCGCAGACATCCAGCAGTACCTGGACACCGATCATCGCTACTTCGACCAGGACGAGGGCGTCATCGACTTTGGCAGCGAGCGCATCGCCTATGTCCGACTGCCCGACGAGTTCAAGCTGACCGTGGATGGCGCTACGCTGTTCGTTCCTCGCCCCTGAGACGCCCCAGCAGGGACCGAAAGGCAGAGCGGGTTGCTTGGACCCGCTCTTCCTATCTGCCCCTCACGCGGCTTCTGTGGGCGTGCTGCGCCGGAGGATAGCGGCGACGCCGGGCTCGTTAGCGGCGAGTTCACCCGACGTGAGCCCGTGATGTAGGTCGGGGAGGTGCCGCACGTCGACGGAGCCGAGGGCTTCCCCCTGCCGGTCGAAGCGCCAAGCGAGGAGGCCGTTGGCGACGATCACGGTAGCGACACCCTCGCGGGAGCAATAGACCCGAATGAGTTGGCTAAGCGCCTGCCGCACCCTCGATCGCGCCGCGTAGCGCACTTCGGCATCCTCGCTGGTCACCGAAGCCCTTACCTCCCGAACGCGCTCCAGCTGCTCGCCCGGCGTGCCCTGGCCGCTGGCGCGTCGAAGCTGGTCCCGCATGTCATTGAGCTGCGCTTGCTCCCGTTCGATCTCCGTCTCCACCTCTACGATCAGGTCCATGACGGTGGGCGAGTAGCGCGTCTTCAATCCCTCCCGCATCTGGGCGAGGTTGAATAGCTTGCTGTCCGTCTGCCGCTCCAATTCGGCGACGCTCGCCTGTAGCGCGGCTACCTCGTCGGGCAGCGAGAAGCGGCGGTCATCGATCACCACGTTGAGCACGGTATCTAGGATCGCTGGCTCAAGGTGTTCGTACCGGAAGCGGGCGCGGTTATCGCAAGCGTGATGGCGGCGGTTGTTGTTACACATCATGTAGCTGCGGTCCTGCCGCGCCACGAAGGTCATCTCCCTGCCGTCCTTCTTGCTCCGGTGTTTGGTAACGCGGCCGGCCTTCTGCTCGCTCTGGTAGTACATGGGCGCTTCGCAATGGTAGCAGAAGATGGAGCCGCTTAGCAGGTTGTTGACGGCTGCCTCGCTCGGGCCGCCCATCTTCTTGCGCGTCGAGCGGATTGCCTCGACCTGCTGGAACTGCTCGGCGGTGATCGCCTGCGGAAAATGGTCGGCCACGCGGATGCCCTTGGGCGTCTCGATCGTCCCGCCATGCGTGCGGCTCATCGCTTCGTACTCGCCCAGCACGGCCCGGTTGCGTAGCAGCTTGTTCAGGTAGGCGGTGTTCCAGCCGTTGTGCTTGGCGCGCTCGCCGGTGGCCCAGGTCGGCTCCTTGCGGGCGTTCAGCAATCGCACGATGCCCGGCAGTCCCATGCCGTCCAGATACAGCTGGTAAATCTCTTGGAGCACCTGGGTGCGGTGCGGATCGAGGATGATCCGGCCCTCGCCATCGCGCTTCATCCAACCGGGCGTCAAACCGATCAGCGTGTTGCGGTCGCCCGCCTCGATCGCCTTGACCTTCTCCGTCCAGTTGAAGAGGCCCCGCTTGCTCTTCTTGCTGCTCTCCTCCCGTGCGCCCCCGGACTTGAACA